GGGGAATCGTGGACGGTGCATACAAATACTTTTGCACCAAAGGCCTTTGCCTTTTTTTGTAAACAGTTCATAAAAGAAGCAAAACCATCAGAGGTAATTCATGTCAGAACAAGAATCTATTCACAATCTTCAAACTGAAATCCAAACTTTAAAAATCAAGGATGAGTTTCGTACTAAGGAACTTGACGCTTTGATGAAAAAGTTAAGTGATACTTCCAGTAAACTTAATGCACTTTCAGAAAATATTGGACGATTGCTTGCAGGTCAAGATCTACATAAAACAAGTGATAATGAAGTTCGTGATGAATTAAAAACTCTTCATTCACGAATTGGTGATCTTCATGACAAGTGTACAGAAATGATTGATAAAACAGAAACCAGAGTATCATCTGATATATCATTGTTGTATAAAAAAGTAGACTCTCTAGAACGTTGGAGATGGATTACTATTGGAGTTGCTACCGTGATTGCATGGTTATTAACAAACATCATACCTAAATTCTTAAACAATTAAACTTGACATTTTGACATAATGTGGTATAATGATACTATCACATTAAAATTCTATTTAAATTTGTTATGCCTTCCTATATTGACACAAAATACATAAATTTAGTTTCATCTAGGCTTCCCCTGTTCAAACACAAACAACAAGGGTTGTATAATTTTCGATGTCCATTTTGTGGTGATTCTCAAAAAAGTAAAACTAAAGCAAGAGGTTATCTGTATCAAAAAAAGACAGACCTTTTTTATCGTTGTCATAATTGTGGACAGGGTAATACTTTTTCTAATTTTCTCAAACAACTTGATGGTGAATTACACAAACAATATGTCCTAGAGAGATACAAAGAAGGTGTAACTGGAAAAGGCCACAATACAGAAAATCCAGTATTTAAACATGAGAAACCAGTATTTCATACTAAGATAGATCTTCCACGAATTAGTGACCTTGATGACCAACATTTCGCAAAGAAGTATCTCATCAATCGTTCAATCCCACCTCAGTTTTTAAGTTACCTATATTATACAGAGGACTTTAAGAGTTTTGTTAGAAAGACAACAAAACGTGAATATGATTTGAATGAAAGAGAACAAAGAATAATAATTCCATTCTTTGATAAAAACAAACAACTCATTGCGTTTCAAGGACGAGCATTTACAAATACTCTGCTTCGTTACATCACGATTAAGATAGACGAAGATTCTCCTAAAATATTCGGATTGGATCGTTTAGATTTGGAGAAACAGTTTTATGTTGTTGAAGGCCCGTTCGATTCAATGTTTCTGCCAAATTGTATCGCTATGGCAGGTTCAGATGTAAATTTGAAATCACAAACTGAGATTTCAAGTGCATTGAATAATCATACAGGAACAGTGGTCTTTGACAACGAACCTAGAAATAAAGAAATCATTTCTAGAATGGAAAAAATAATTGATAATGGTTGGAATATTTGCATCTGGCCATCTTCTGTTGCGTGTAAAGACATCAATGACATGATTCTTGCTAGTATCCAAGAATCAAGATTAATCGAAATAATAAATAACAACACGTACAATGGTCTACTTGCAAAAACACACCTCGCCACTTGGAGAAAAAAATGAACCCAGTTAATCCCGCCGTCTTGCCTACTCAATACCAACAATTCATTCATCTTTCACGGTATGCACGATGGGATTACGATAACAAACGAAGAGAAACATGGGGAGAAACAGTAGACCGTTATTTTACTTTTTTTCAAGAACACCTCAAAGACACATGTGATTATGATTTGGACAATGGTGTTTTAGAAGAATTGAGACAAGATGTATTATTGTTGAACGTAATGCCTTCTATGCGATGTTTGATGACAGCAGGAGATGCACTCAGGAAAGAGAATGTCGCTGGTTATAATTGTTCGTATGTAAAAGTTGACAACCCACGTTCTTTCGATGAAATTCTCTACGTTCTTATGAATGGAACAGGGGTTGGATTTAGTGTGGAAACAGAACACGTAAATCATCTACCAGTAATTGCAGAGGAGTTTCATCCTACAGACACAACAATAGTTGTCGCAGATTCTAAACTTGGTTGGGCAAAAGCATTTAAGGAATTGTTGAGTTTATTATGGAGTGGTCAAGTTCCTAAATGGGATTTATCAAGAGTACGAGAAGCTGGAAAACCCCTGAAGACATTTGGTGGAAGAGCATCCGGCCCCGAACCATTGGATGATTTATTTCATTTTTCATCGAAGATGTTTCAAAATGCAGCAGGAAGAAAACTCAAATCCATCGAATGTCATGATATTGTTTGCAAAATTGCAGAAATTGTTGTAGTAGGTGGTGTTCGTAGAAGCGCTCTTATTAGTCTTTCTGATTTAAATGATGGAGAGATGAGACACGCAAAATCTGGTCAATGGTGGGAACACAATGTTCAAAGAAGCCTCGCAAACAATTCAGTCAATTACAAAGAAAAACCAGACACAGGAACTTTCATGAGAGAATGGTTATCTCTATATGATTCCAAATCGGGAGAAAGAGGAATTTATAATGGAATGTCAGCTAAGAATCAAGTAGCATCATTAAACGAAAGAGAAAGGAATGAAAATGGAGAATATGTTAAACGAAGAGATCCTAGAGATGATTTTGGAACGAACCCTTGTAGCGAGATCATTCTTAGAAGCAGAGAATTCTGTAACCTTAGTGAATGCGTTGTGCGAAGACATGACGATGTTGAATCTCTTAAAAAGAAAGTCAGAACTGCAACAATCCTTGGCACTTTCCAATCCACTCTTACCAATTTTAGATACCTCACCAAAGAATGGGAAAAAAACTGTTCTGAAGAAAGGTTGTTGGGTGTCTCACTCACTGGCATTTTAGATAATCCTTTAACTAATGGTAAGAAAAAAGGGTTAGAAACTTTATTAGAAGAATTGAGAAAGGTAGCATATGAAACAAACAAAGAATGGGCAGACAAACTCGGAATCGAACGAGCGGCTGCAATCACTTGTGTCAAACCGTCTGGTACTGTTAGTCAGCTTGTTGATAGTGCTTCTGGTATTCATGCCAGGCATAATCCTTATTATATCAGAACTGTAAGAGCAGACAACAAAGACCCCCTTTGTAAATTCATGAAAGAAAGGGGATTCCCAAATGAACCAGATGTGACAAAACCAAATCACACAACTGTATTTTCTTTTCCAATGAAGGGGCCAGACCAAGCAATCTATCGACAAGATATGACAGCGATAGACCAACTAAAACTCTGGATGACTTATCAAACTTATTGGTGTGAACATAAACCATCTGTGACCATTTCTGTCAAAGAAGAAGAGTGGCCCAAAGTTGGTTCATGGGTGTGGGAAAACTTTGATTCTATTAGTGGAATTTCTTTCTTACCTTTTAGTGAACATACATACAGACAGGCACCCTACCAAGATTGCACAAAAGAGGAATACAACAATGTATTAAAAACTATTCCTCAAAATATAGATTGGAAGGAGTTATCACAATATGAAGAAATAGATTATACGGTAGCATCTCAAGAACTAGCCTGTTCGGCAGATGGTGGATGTGAAATTGTAGACCTTTAATTGGAGAAACATGGAAGTTGAATTGAATGTAGAATGTAATGCGTGTAATGCGACATATACCATGATGTATGAGTCGGATGATATAAGGGAAGAAGATCCAGCATTTCATTGTTCTTTTTGTGGAATATTAATGGAACCTTATTATGACGAATTTTTTGATGAAGATTAGATTTGTTGCTGGAATTGATTATTCATTAACATCGCCCGCAGTATGTGTAGCAAAAATAATTGATAACGAAATAAAATTTGAAAATTGTAAGTTTCATTTTTTGAAACAAAACAAGTCACATAAATCATTGAGTAAGATATTTGCATATGATTATCCAGAATATTCGGATGAGATTGAAAGGTATAGTAAACTTGCATCTTGGACTGTTGAATGTATTCGATGGTTTGATGGCCGAGTAGATAAAGTTTACTTGGAAGATTATGCATTTGCGGCGACAGGTAGAGTTTTCAACATTGGAGAGAATACTGGAATACTCAAAAAACAACTTAAAGAAGCCGGATTCAAATATGATACAATCCCACCCACAGTAATTAAAAAACACGCCACAGGAAAAGGAAATGCCAATAAAGAATTAATGTACGAAACGTTTTTGTCAGAATCACATGTTGATTTGAAGAGTCAGTTGTCTCCAAAATCAACCAAAATTTCTAACCCTGTATCAGACATTGTAGATTCATTTTACATTTGTAAGACAGGATTTCACTTAAAGGAACAGTTGTGCGAACCGAGCAAAACCCTTATCTAGTTGAAACAAAAAATAAACAAACATTGAAATTTAGTAAAATAGATGCGGATAATGAAGCCGTTAATTTTCAACAAACTGGAAAAGATGTTGAAGTTTGGCATGAAGGAATATTACAGTATCGATTACATGGCATTGAACAGGGTAAACTTTTTTAAGAATAAACTTGACATATTTAAAATAATTTGTTATAATAATACTATGGAAATGAAAAATGTTTGATAAAATCTTACAGACGGTTCTAAAGTTTTTTGGAAAGAAAACACCAGAACCACTTACAGAAGAAAATAATGAATCCCTTGAAGCGCTTGAAAGAATAGAGGCTCTTGATAATATTGGAGAATCTTCATGAGCATGATGAAGTTTGATGACTCTAAAATAAAAGAAATTCGGAAAAGAAAAGAACAAGGCCTCCCACCACCTCCTACTAGCGGAGATGTGGTTGAACAATCAAAGAATGCAATGGGTGGAAGTGAGTTGATTTATCAAAGAGTCAAGGAGAGAGTGCCTGATGACCTCTGGAACTACTTTCAGATCATTCTTTCGAGAGTTCGTGAATATGAAGATAAACCGAAACTCCTTTGGTTTCAAGACACATCAAAAGATCCAGAAGTACAATTTTTAAAAGATAAAACTTATCGTGACAAGTTTGTACGATTTGTATTTCCTTCTGATTGGTCGCTTGAAAAATATAATATGGATCTCGATGTTGAATATGAAAAGAGTGTTGTTCTCAAAAACGCAATAGAACCAATTCCAATACATACCAAACCAAAAGACGGCCCGATTCGACTTGCATATATTTCTACACCACATCGTGGATTGGATGTTCTGATTGGAGCATTTAAAGCACTAAAATTAGAAAACGTAGAACTTGATGTATATTCAAGTTTTAAGATATATGGTTGGGAAGAACAAGACAAAGAATGGGAACCTCTTTATAATGCTTGTAAAGAAACACCAAATGTGAATTATCATGGAACGGTTTCTAATGATGAAATTCGGTCAGCGTTACAACAAACACATATTCTTGCATATCCAAATGTCTATCCAGAAACAGGATGTATATCTGCAATCGAAGCGATGAGTGCAGGATGTATTGTAGTATGTCCAAATCTTGGAGTTCTTCCAGAAACGTGTGCGAACTTTGCATGGATGTATGGATTTGTTCAAGATAAAACTGAACACGCAAGAAAGTTTGCATATGTACTGAAAGATGCAATTGAAAACTTTTGGGAACCACCAGTTCAGGCTGGTCTTGCATTTCAAAAACAATACTATGATATGCACTATGACATTGAAACTACTGCAAAACAATGGACAATGATGTTAGAAACAATCAAGAATAATATTGAAAACACTAAAGAAAAAAAATCATAATGACAAAGAAAGTGAAAGTGGAAAGAAAACCGATGAAGGTAAAACGAACTCGTAAGATTTCAGAAGAACAACGTGAGGCTCTTCGGGAACGCATGAGAGAAATGCGTAGAAAAAGAAAACCAGCAGAATATAAAAATGTGAATGAACGTGTTCTTGTTCTTCCAGATGATGATACATATTCCTTTAAGAATGTTAAGGGGTGGATCAAACACAACAAAGAGATGGTTGCGGCATTAGGTAAACAGGGAAGAGGCAGACATGCTGGAGAAAAAGAACAAAGAATTGCAGAAATGCAAGCCGCATCTCGCAAAGCATATATTCGTTATTGTGAACACTATTTAAAAACTGGTGATTGGATTGGAATGTTTTCCGGCCAAGATGAGGAGCATAAAGTGGTTCCTAGATGTGTAGCGATGGCATATTATCCTGACGGAACTCCTAAGAGGTCTGTGGGGGTATTTTATCCCGATATTAACATAGTATGGACTAATGAAATGGAATTGGAAGGTGAAGCGATAGAAATGATCAAACGCCATCGTTCTACGACTAAAACAGCTGCATTGACAGATAAACAATTTACAGGAGAA